ATTACTCTTCTTGTAGTGCATACTTTACACTCATATGAATATGCTGATGGCAGAGTCCCTCTTTCTTTCCTAGTTAAATAAAAACCATCTATCAAGTTTTTAGTTTCACCACAGGTTCTACATTCCCTTTCAGAGAGAAATAAATGATTATAGGTTATCTGTTCATCTATATCCATTATTTCTCAGCAGCATATAAAGCAAATGTAGAAGTAGTTATAACAGTCATCATATTAGCAATATTTTGTTTGGTATCAGAGTCACATTGTTTAAGAGTAAAACATCCAATTATTGTTGCTCCTACAATTCCTAACTGAAACAGGATTACAACCCTAATAAGATTTATAACTTGTGTTTTACTCTTCTTGTCTTTCATTAGTCGTGTTTACACTCTCTGATATCAGACCAACCACCTTGATCTATCCACATTGTATAGTGTGGATTGTTCCATGAATCACTAATATTATAAGAAGGCATAATAACTTCTCTAATATATCTTCTATTCTCACTTGCTGTCATCTCTATTACTGAGTCAGAGTATTCAAGTGTTGTAACTCTACTCTGTAGTCCTGATAAAAACCAAACCATACCACCTGCTTGTGCTGCTAGAAATGTAATTATAGCAACAGGCATTTTAAAATCTTTCATATTAATCAATTAGATTATACTATCTATCACTCTATGATATCAAAGAACCAATTTATTTCTCTAATATAATCAAAAGTACAACCTATGTCCTTATCACAATTTATTTCATATTTTCTATCACAAAGATAATTTCTTAACTCTTGTATAGAGTTAAATGATCCTTGAGTTTCCATATCTTGGTTATAAAGAACGTATGTCATAGTCATCTATAGTCCCACATGTAAGATTTATCACCATATTCATCAGTATACCATCTATCTCCCTCTTGATCAACAAAACTAGTTTGATCTAATCCATCTTCAATAAAACCAAAAGGTGACATATCTTGTTCTATTTGATTTTTCTGTTCCTCATATAATCTCTTTCTTACATCTTGATCTGTAAGTTCTTTGAAATAATCTTGATTAACTAACCAAGCATAGATGACAAGACACATTGCTAAGTCATCATTACATCCCTCTTCTGCTTCAAATGAATTACTTTTTGATATGAATGTAGTTAACTCAGAAAGTATATCATAATCTTTGAATAGTAACTTATCAGACTCAATCATTGTCTTAAGATTAAGAGCACCAACCTTTTTAACAGTCTTAGACATCTTAACTCCTAGTTGAGTCTTCTTACCTGAGAATCCTTGTCCTACTATTTGACCAGCTCTTCCTCTCATTGATGCCATCAATAAATTTTCATACTCAAGATCATAATGCAGTATGCTTGCAACCTGATCTCCTATGTCATTTACTTCACATAATATAAATGCATTATTATAATTCTTTGCTACTTCCCAAATAATATTAGGAAACAACATTGGTTTGATTTGATTATCCCTATACTTTGCAACTATTCTATGAGGAAACTCTGTGATATCAACAACTACAAATGCAGAGTAATCATTTCCAACTCCTCTGGCAACATCAACTGTGGTGATGTAATCATGATTTTCTTTTGTTTGTTCAAATACATCTAAACCTGCATTCTGTGTTAATGGTGCATCATATACTAAACTCTTTAATTTACTAGGTGCTATTAAAGTATCAACTGATCCTAAAAATTCACACTCAAACTCAATCTTAAATTGCTGCTCTGATGTGTTAGCAATTGTTTGTTCTTTCCATATCTCATCTCTACCAGGAACCTGAGACCAGTGAACATCAGTGGGAACATATTCATTTTTTCCTTTCTCTGCATCATGCCACATCCTATAGAAGTGGTTCATTCCATGAGGAGTGGAAACTATGATGACTTTGGTGTTTTGACCAGAAGTAATAGTAGGATATACAGAGGCAAAGAACGAGTCAGCAATATGATTAGGAACAAAGGCGAACTCATCCAGAAAAAGAATGTTGAAAGACATACCTCTAACTGCACTTGCAGAGGTAGATGCTGCCAAGATTTTTGATCCATTTTCTAACTCCAGTGATCCTCTATTCCAAGATAATATACCTTGCTGCATCCATTTAGGTAAGTTTTCATATGCAGTTTGCAATCTACCTAATAATTCTCTTGCAGTTGCAGCTTTGTTTGCAAGAATACCTACATTTACACTATCATTAAAAACAACATAATGCAACAGATATGATATAACAGTTGTAGATTTACCTGTCTGTCTAGGCATTTTACAAATGTTAAATCTATTATCATGAAAATTATTAATTAACTTCTCTTGAAAATCATATGGTGCAAAAGATTTAAGACCCTCATCAAGAGTCACAATTTTTACATAGTTCATAGCAAAGTAGACAGGATCTTCTTTGCATTTTAAATACTCAGCTACATTTTCTTTTGTAAACTCAATTTGAGTATTTGCTTTTTTTAAATTAGGATTACCAAGATAGATTTCACTCATAATAATTTAGATCAGCAATTCCAACGTCTAAGTGCTTTATTTATTCTTGAATCTGGATCTCTTGCAGTCTTAGCAGATGTAAGTCTCTTTTTCATTCCTTTCATTCTACTACAAAATGATTTTCTTCTTTTTGCAGATTTAGATCCTTTCTTAAGTTTTGATGGTTTAGTTGTAACTGCTGTTTTCAACTTAGAACCAGGATTCTCCCTTCTGTATGCATCAACTGCTTTCTGACTTAATCCATCTGTTTTATCTTTTCTATTTACAGATTGCCAATCTTCTTTCATATCATCTGTTCCAACATTAATATATGAGTCAGTTGCATCAAATGATGTTACTGAATATCTTTTTAGAATTGAACCAGGATAGATCTTAGTTAATGCATTTTGAACTTCTGCCTTTTGTGGCTTAGACATTTTAGGAAAGAACATCTTTATAGCATACATCTTTCCTCTCCAGTTGAAAGTTAGATCATATACATTTCCATACTGAGTTGGTATTCTTGCACCTTCATCTATTTCAAAACTTTCTTTAGTATCAGTCTTTGTTGTATCAGTATCCTGTGCATCTGTTTTTTCTAAAGTTTGTTTTCTTTTCTTTGCTAATTGTACATTCAATCTAGCCATCTTTTTTGATATCATCAATTCTTGTGGAGACATCATAACACCTGCTTCACTTATATTATCCCAAGTTCCACCTTTCTGTTTATACCATTTACAAGACCAATCAAGTGCTTCATGTGAATAGAAACTAAACTTTTCTTCTGCTAATTTTTTTGCTCTGTCCCATAGTTTAGGATTATTAAAAGTATTATTCTCTTCAAAAGTTTTTAACTCTTTTGCTACTTCTGCTCTTTCTATAACTCTTTGAACCATTGGACTCTGATATGACTCAGACTTAGTTCCTGACTGATCTCCACTAGGATGAGATTTATAATCTTTCTTTTTAGCAAATGTTTTTACCATAGTAGGCTTTGCTGCTCCTGATTTAGATTGTTGACCTGGATCTTGTTCTCTCTTTCTTCTCACTGCTGCTGCTATTTTTGCTTTACCTTTTTTACCTTGTCTCTTTAAACTTGCAAGTCTTGAAGATGAAAAACATTTAGGAGTTTTAGTTTCTCCTTTTTCATTAGCACAGGGAGATCCATCAGATTGAACCCAACCTGGTTTACCACCTTTTGATTTAGATTTTCCAAACCAATCTCTTAAAGATTCGTTCACTTGATTACTAGTATCCATGTTCTTATTTATAGTGTTATGAGTCTAATGCAAGTACAAGACCAGTAGAAACCTCTGGTATAGACTTCCAATTATCACCATCATAATATTCAAGTTTTTTGACTGTTGTGTTGAAGATTACTGCACCTTGAGTGAAAGATCCAGCATCTCTTGTAGTTGTAGTATATAAAGGAAGATATAATGCCTTTGATGCTTTTACAGTGTGAGAAGTAACAATGCCTGAAAAAACACCACCACCTTGATCAAGAGTTACACCAATTCCTGCAGCAGTAGAACCAACATTAAGTGATGTGGCAGTTAATATACCAGTAACTGTTGTATTTGTTGATGTTTGAGAATTAGTAGTTCCTTGAACTGTGAGATCACCTGTGACAGTTATGTTTCCAACTGAAACATTGGGTGTTCCTGTCAGTCCTTGAGCATTGACTGAAACTGTAGCAGTTGCAGCATTACCTGAAGTATCTTGATTACCTGAAGTATTAACACCTGGCAGATTGATGTTACCAGTGCCATCAAATGAAACACCACCTATTGTTCTTGCTGTTTCTAATGCAGTAGCAGTTGCTGCATTACCTGAAGTATCCTGATTACCTGAAGTGTTAACACCTGGTAAATTTATAGCAGCAGATCCATCAAAAGAGACACCACCTATTGTTCTAGCAGTTGCTAGTTTAGTTGCTGTGCCTGCATTACCTGTGGTTGATCCAGATGTACCAGACACATTTCCAGTGACATTACCAGTTACATTTCCAGTAAGATCACCTGTAACATCTCCTGTTACTCCACCATTAGCATTGATAGCACCAGCAAATGTTGAAATACCAGATACTACCATTCCACTTCTAGCAGTTATTAAACCAACAGAATCAATACTAGTTACATCTTCATATGTTAATGTTCCACCAATTGATACATTACCAGATACATTTAATGAGGAAAGAGTTCCAAGAGATGTAATATTTGGTTGTGCTGCAGTCTGTATTGTTCCAGTTGGATTACCTGTTAGATTACCTACAAAAGTAGTTGCAGTAACTACACCAGAGGCATTTATATTATTGAATACTGATGTTCCTGTTGTGCTAATACCAGCAGCAGAACCACCACTTACTCCTGTTAATTGTGATCCATCACCTACAAAACTAGTTGCAGTGACTACACCACTAGAATTAATATGTCTAGATGTAATATCAACAACAGATATACTTGGTGTTCCACTTAATCCAGCTGCTGTTCCCTCTGCATTTCCTGTTATATTACCTGTTAAATTACCTACAAAAGATGAAGCAGTGATTGATCCACTTGTGTTTATAGTTTGTGTGATAGCACCTGATGTATCACCTACAATTACATCTCCTGATTTAGTTGGTAGAACAACTGAAACATTACCTGAGTATTCTGAATGAGGTGCAGACTTTAATCTTGTATAATGAGAGTTTCCAGATTCACAATAAAAATCTATTCTTGCTGGTGATCCATCACCACTTTTTAATTGAACATTATTAGTGAATGTAGATACTCCTGAGGCATTTACATTACCTGTCAAATTACCAGTGACATTTCCTGTAACATTACCACTTACATCTCCTGTCAAATTACCAGTAACATTACCAGTAACATTGCCAGTAACATTACCTGTTACATCTCCAGTAAGATCACCTGTTACATCTCCTGTCAATCCACCAACAAAACTACTAGCAGTTAGAACTCCAACAATACTTGCATTAGTTTTTACATCAAGATGATTTGAATTTACTTGTATTGCATTTCCCATCAAGGAATGAGAACTACATTGATAATGAAGAATAGTTGGTGTGGTATCTGTTACTTCTAAATCAACATATCCAGATCCTACAGTAACTCCTGTTGTATATGCATAAGTTTTATCAGCATCATAATAAAATCTAAATGGATGACTACCACCTACAGATCCAGAAAATCTATATGTTTTACCAGGTGTTAAAGTTAAAAATGGTGATTGAACATTATCTAAAACATATCCTTGACTACTTCCTTGACCATAATATCTGTGCTCTCCATCTACCTTACTTGCAACTGTAACTGTGATAGTAGTTGTTGATGAATATGGTGCAGATAAATGAGTAAAACCAGAAAAAGATCTAGCAGTGACTATACCTGCAAATTTAGAGTTACCTGTTGCATCTGCAAGTTCACTACTACCAACTATTATCTTTTCATTATTAGCATCTATGGTGATACCAGCTCCAACCTGTATAATATCAGAACTTGGATCTAAGGTAATAGTATTTGTACCAATGGTTAATATACCTGTTATTCTTGCATTACCAGTTACATCAAGAGCAAAATTAGATTTTGCTGTAGTTCCTATACCTATATTTCTAGTTGTATGAATACCAACTGAATCTACTACCCAATCATCATCTCTAACTGCACCAATAAATTTTTTAGTTGATGACTCATATTTAAGAAATCTACCATCAACTAATGCAGTGTCTCTATCTACATCATCTAAAAACTCAAGACGAACCTCTCCACCACCACCTTGTTCATAAACAACTTGTTTTAATATTTCTATTTCTTTTTTAAGTTTTGCTAGATCTGGTTCAGTCTCTACAGTTTCTACTTCTTCATTAATCTTATCTAATATCTTAACAGCATGTTCTACAACTGTTTCTTCTTTATCTCCTTCACTCTGTCTTATTACATCTGCTATTTCTTCCTCAGGTCTTGGAGGTTCTATATACTCATCAACAGAAGGTTTTTCTTTTTTCTTTTCTTCTTTGAATAATAAATTTTTAAATGCCTCTACATCTTTCTTTAATTGTTTCTTTTCCTCTTTTATTTTGCGTGACTCTTCCTCCATAGAAGAAAAAAGATTATCCAGTGATAAATCACCAATAATTTTATTTTTTTCTTCTTTGAGTTTCTTCTTCTCTCCACCAATAGAATTGAAGAAGTCTGCTAAAGATTCAGATTTATGTTTTGTCATTCTGCTTCAGAAACTTTTGCAATTCTGCAGTGGAACCTACAAATAATGAATTATTCACAGTTGTTGGACCTTTAGTTTCCTTCTCTTCATTTACATCCTTTAATTTTTTCTGAAGATCCATCAATTTATCAGTAGCATCTGCCACATTCTTAATCAATTGACCTGCAACCTCATATGCTCTAGGCATCTCACTTTCTTGTGCTAGTTCAAGAATACCATTGATTGCTTCTTGTCCTTTTTCAATGATTGAGTAAAGTTGTCCTCTAGTATATTTGTAGTCCTTTTCAATATCAATATCACCTTGTGACTGTACAATAGGTTTTGGACTAACTTCAATTTCTACTGACTTATCATAGTCAGTGTTCAATGTTTCATTTAT